ATATAATGTAAGCATAAAGAGAGATAAGAAAGCGAGGAAAATAAAATGAAAAAATATGATACATATTTTGAAAAGGAAAGAATGTTATATGTATTATCTATTGTTAAAGGCGATAGCTCAGAAGCTTCACTACATATGGGAAGAATGCAAGGATATAAAGACGCTTTATTTAATATGGGTGTTGATTTTACGAAAATATGTGATTTGCATGACAGAATAATGAGTGCTATTGATTTTGCATATCGCACGGAAAGAAGATACAGAAAGGCGCGAAAATGATTTTTGCAGGCCTGTCAATAGCAGGCATTGCAATAATAGTTTTATTAGTAGCTGAGCTAATAGCTCAGTTGCTGTACGGAAAGGAAGATGATGATGAATAATGTATGTTGTAGGTGCAAAGAACGGTGAAATGTGTATTAAATTTTCTCGCCCACTTAAAATAGTAGGGTGTGATGAATGCAATATATATTTACAAGACGATACTCGTCAAAATGGTGGACTCCCTTACATTAGAATATTTTCGAAGCAGTGGCAATTTATAGATGCTTTTACACACTGTGAAGTTGGTTTCGAGTATGAAACTTATTAGATCAATCGTTAGCTTGGTGATTATGTGTGTAGTTAGCCATATCTAACCATCGTGCAAAATAAATAAAAAAATTCTTGAAAAAACTGTTGACATTTTAGCTCAACAATACTATAATTAATAATGTAAAAGAGAACCGACAAGCTCTTTACACATATCCAAACCTTAATTCTTAGTAAGGCTGACAGGCAGGTTGCGGAACACTTCCGACGGGTTCGACTCCCGTCCTGTCAATTCGTCGACGGATGTTAAACGAATTAAAAGTAAATAAATAAGGAGACCAAAAGACATGGCAAGAAAAAGAATGGTAACACGCTCAATTACATTTACGACAGTTAAAGCTACAGTATATGATATTGCTAGCGATGAAATTAAGACAGTTGAATATAAGTTTTCTGGCGAACTTTCATCTGACGTAGCACTTAAAGTTATTACAAAACAGCATGAAGAGGTGCGTCCTCTGAAAGTAACCGAAGTTACAGTACAGGAAGAGCTTTACGGCATGTCAGAAGAAAAGTTTATTGAACTTGCTGATATTCTTCCTGCTAGAAAAAATGCTGTTGAATAATCAAAAAAAAAAAAAAAAAAAAAAAAAAAAAAAAAAGTAACTTGTTGACCAATTTGTTTTATGTTTACACGGTACCACACAAGAAAGGAATTAAACTATGATTAAAGTAACAAATCAGACAAAAGAATTCACAGCAATTGAAAAATATCTTATGACAACAGCACCAACAATTAAACCTGTTAAATCATTACAGGATGGATACGTTATTAACGTTGCAGGCTATCTTGAGTTTGTTGATGAAAAAGATGACGGCACAACAACAGATATTATGTCAATCATTACAACGGATAATACTGTTTACAGCACACAGTCTGTAACATTCAAACGTTCTATCAAAGACATTGAAGCTATTATGCAGTTCCCATTCCCTGTTAAGAAAATAAGTGGTCAGTCAAAAGCGGGTCGCAATTATATTGATTGCGTATTGGACATTGATAGCTTATAATATACGAAAGTAAATTAAATAATTATTGGCGCTCACGACATACAGTGGGCGTCATACTTTCTTTTTTTATGAATGAGATGTTAAAATGACGTTTGACGAATTGTTTGATAGAAAATGTGAAGTAAAAAGTGTGTGATATAATACAGTTATTTCTAGCAGGTTATGACGATAAGATTTATTTGTATTTATCAGATACTAACGAAAACTATATTTTATCCAACGAGCGTATAATATCGTCTAAGTGGATTCCGTATTACGATTGTAATATTCTTTATATTTTAGTTGAATGTGGTTTTTAACATCGGTAATCTAGGAATATGCAGAGGTGTAACATGGGTAAAAAATTAACAGCCTACGAGCGAGAACGAAACCGTATAAAACGGTTGGAGCGTAAACTAAAAAAGCAGGGCATTCAATATGTCCCAACAAACATACCAACACTGCGTCAGATTAAAGCAAAGGGTTTTAGAGGTAAATCGCTGACGGCTTATGTCAATAAGTTAAAAAAGATTAACGTTGAAACCCTTAAAGCAGAAGCTAATCTTCCACACGAAGAAAATATTGCATTTAGTAATTTTGATGACGAATTTCTTTCAAAATATGGTTCATTTACACCAGAAGAAGAGGATTTATTTTATGGATACAAAGGTGCTACAGATGAAGAAATAGAACAGGAGCGAAAAAGAATAGAAGAATATAAAAAAGTTTCTTCAGACTTTTCCTCGTCATTAAGCAAACCTGTTGACCTGAATAGAAGCAGGAGAAAAGAAGCAATTTCATATTCAAAAAGTATGCAGTCTTTTTTGTTAAATATGATTGCTGATATAGGGGCTAGTGAGGTAGGCAGGAGACTAGTCGAAGCATCAAGGACAATGAATGACATAGACGTTATTGTTTCTGCTGTTTTATGGGGGTCATCAGTTGCAGTCATAAATCAAGCAACAGACGAACTTTTACAAATAATTAACGGATCTCCATTGACGTACGCAGAAAAGGTGCAGGTTGAATCGATGAATGAGATAGAAAACGGGTGGGGGTAATATGGCAAGGCCTAAAAAAGTAAAGTATCTGGTCGGAGACTTTGAAACTACAGTCTATGTAGGTCAGAAAAATACAGAGGTTTGGGCATCTGCCGTTGTAGAAATGTTTACGGAAGATGTTTCTATATTGCATTCAATAGACGAAACATGGGAATATTTAAGTAGTTTAAAATCAAATCTGATAGTTTATTTTCACAACCTAAAATTTGATGGTAACTTTTGGATATCGTTTTTTCTGAATAAACTGCATCTAAAACAAGCGTATACGGGAGACGGAGTCAATTCCTGTGAATGGAAACACGATAAAGAAATGTATAACAATTCTTTCAAGTACACCATTTCAGAAATGGGACAGTGGTACACTATCAAAGTAAAGATAAATGACAAGATAATAGAATTTCGCGATTCACTAAAGCTACTTCCGTTTTCCGTTAAAGAAATAGGAAAAGCATTTAAAACCAAGCATCAGAAACTTGAGATGGAATATACAGGTTTTCGATATGCAGGATGCGAGATTAAACCAAAAGAAAAAAAGTACATAGCTAACGAGGTTCTTGTTGTTAAAGAAGCACTAGAGATTGTTTTTCAAGAAGGTCATAACAGGCTTACAATAGGCAGCTGTTGTCTAGCTGAGTATAAGCAAATAGTAGGCGAGGATGATTGGAAAAGAAGATTTCCAGATGTTACGCAATTAGAACTAGATTCTGACATATATGGTAAGTCAAATGTTGATGCTTACATTAGAAAATCATATAGAGGTGGTTGGTGTTACCTTGTAAAAGGAAAAGAAAACAAAATATACACAAATGGAACTACTGCCGATGTAAATTCTTTGTATCCGTCAATGATGCATTCCATGTCTGGCAATAGATATCCAGTTGGAAAACCTATGTTCTGGTCTGGTAACTTTATACCAGACAAGGCGTTGCAAAGTAACATGTATTTCTTTATAAGAATAAAAACAAAATTCTATTTGAAAAATGGTAAATTACCATTCATTCAGGTAAAAGGAAATATGCTATACAAAGGCACAGAATCTTTGCAGACGTCTGATGTATTTGACAAAGTCACCGGTAAGTATTATGACAAGTACATTGACATTGATGGTAATACTCGTGATACAAGGGTAGAGCTTACCTTAACAATGACAGATTACTTTCTTATACTTGAGCATTATGAGCTTGTTGACTTTGAGATTCTTGACGGTTGTTATTTTTATTCAGAGATTGGAATATTTGATGAGTATGTTGATAAATATGCAAAAATAAAAATGAATAGTAAAGGCGCTAGACGTACATTAGCAAAGTTATTTTTAAATAATTTGTATGGTAAAATGGCTGCATCTACAGACTCTTCATTCAAATTAGCGTACGTTAAGGGTGATAATTCAATAGGGTTCATAAACATTACAGCTAAAGATAAAGAAGCAGGCTATATCCCTGTTGGGTCAGCAATCACAAGTTATGCAAGAAACTTTACTATAAGAGCCGCACAAGCTAACTATCATGGTGTTGAAGAACACGGTTTCATATATGCTGATACTGATAGTATACACTGTGATTTACAACCAGAACAGATTACAGGAATTAAAGTACACGAAACTGATTTTTGTTCATGGAAATTAGAATCCTGTTGGGATATGGCTATTTTCACGAGGCAAAAAACATACGTGGAACATGTTACACATGAAGATTTGCAGAAGATAGAAAATCCGTACAATAACATTAAGTGCGCAGGAATGCCACAGCGATGCAAAGACTTGTTTGAATTGTCAATGTCTGGAAAAGCTGTGTATGAAGATTACAAAGAAAATACACCAGTAAACAGATTTCTTTTCAATCAAGTTACACACGAACCTATTGTTAGAACATTTGACGATTTTAAGATTGGCTTAAATGTACCAGGCAAATTAATTCCAAAAAGAATAGACGGAGGTGTTTTACTTGTTGAAACATCGTACCAATTGCGATAAATCAGACAGCCAAATAAGAAAAGATATTTACTCTACACTAGATGAAGATTACAACGCGTGTATTAGAGTATATGACGCAAAGCAGGCTTTACTTGCAATTAAGCGTGTAATAAGAATGAACACGTTGGAAAACGCTTTAAAAATATTGATGAATTCATATACACATTATGCAGCAGATTTATTTTATAAAGCTTTTCTAGAAAAAATATTAATGTTTTATGGGGGGTGAATTAAATGGAAAAAATTAAAGTATTGGCAAAGAATCATGGATATTTTAACTCAGTACTTCCAGAAAAATATGCATTGGGAGACTGGATTGATTTAAAAGCAGGTAAAACAGTGCGAATGAAAAAAGGTGAATATATAAATATACCACTAGGTGTGGCTATGAAACTGCCAAATGGATATGAAGCGCATGTTTTGCCTAGGTCATCGACTTTCAGAAAATATCACATTTTAATGACAAATAGTATGGGCATTATTGATAACGCATACTGTGGTAGGAATGACGAATGGTGTTTTCCTGCTTATGCTGTTGAAGATACAGTTATAACAAGGGGTGATAGGATTGCACAATTTAGAATAGTTAGAAATCAACCAGAAATTGAATTTGTAGAAGTCGAAGATTTGACTGACAGTGATAGAAAGGGTTTTGGTTCAAGCGGGGTGAGATAATGCAAAGAATAGTATTTGGAATGAATGATACAGAAGTTAAAAAAATTACACTTGAATGGTATACAGTTTGCAGGAACCTTAGAAAAGCTAAAAAAGCACCTTATTTTAAAAATAGAAAAAGTTCACAAGGTGTTAATTATTCTTTTAAGTGGTAGGTGAAAAAAATAATGAAAAAAGACATTAGTTGTAGTATTGTTAATTTTATCTGTTCTAACTGGTTGTGGAAAAAATACAGACTGTAATAACGATGATACAATAAAAAGTGTGCACTCAATCATGGGGTCATTATGTATACGAATATTACGATAGAGAAACAGGAGTAACATATTTATGCACAACTGATGGTGGTATTACACCAAAAGTAAATTCTAACGGTTATGTTTACGAAACTAATAGGTGATAAAATGAAAGCACCCTGTAAAGAATGTAGTAAAAGATGTTTAAATTGCCATTCAGTTTGTGAAGAATACTTTCAATACAGACGTGAAATAATGAAAGCTTCGGCTGAGAAATATAACGATTCAAATCATAAAGCTTACGTTAGTGAAGCATGCAGGAGAATGAAGAAAAGGAGTAATAAAAATGACATTAAAAGGCGTTAGTACAGTTATTTCCAAATCTACACATATAATAATTTGTCAAAGGATAGAATATGGGAATGTATCATTATATATGAAATCAAACGTGTTATCGGCAGACGAATTTAAAGGACTAGTTGAAAAATCAGATAGATTTGCATCTATGTTAGTAGATAGTATATTCGGACGTGATGACAACTTATACATATGTATTTATTAGTGGTAATATAGAAATGAATGATATACTAAATTTGTTTTTTGCACTTGTAATGATATCGGCAATAACCGCAAGGTTATTCAACGAATTAACATTGTTTTTTATAATGTGCGTTTATTCACTTCTTTTGTGTATAGCATTAGCATAATAAAAATAAGGGAGTCCAAAAAAGACTCCCTTTATTATATTTCACGTGAAACATTTACATAATCAATAACGTCGGGAATGTTGATGTAAACTGTGGCATAAAAAATTGGTGCGAACCACTCAAAACAACATATCCGCCCGCACCCTTATAAGCAAGTGGGCACATTTCAAGTCTGCCATTTCTTAATCTAAGAATCATCCACCCGTTAATATCCTGTCCGTTTACACCCATAGGAACAGAAATAGCTAATGGACTTTCACGATTTGCATAATTATTTGAAAGATTTATTTCTCTAATAAATGCAGGCGTATCACCATTAAGATAAAAATTGTCACTAAGAGTAGTAGTCTCAAATACGTTCGATGTACTCATCATTGTGATTTTATCGCCACACCACTCTGTTTCAAATCCGAGATTTCTATTGGCGTTAATCTGAGGGTCTGCACCACACAGCAACTGATAAATAACACTAGCTAACATCTGATAGCCAAACTGGTTTGGGTGAATACCGTCACCACTTAATGTATCATTAATATTCCATAAGTATATATTAGCCATCCACATTGTTATACCTGTTAAGTTACTTGCACTCTGCATAATTTCCCAAACATCATGCCGTTTTGACCTAGAAATTTTGCTATCTGTCCCTGTATTTGCGGCAATCGTATAGATGACAGCCCTTGGGAAATTCTGTTTAGCATAATTGATGCACTCGACAACCGCCTTAAACAAATCAGTTGTATCAAGATACCCGTCATTATGTCCACCCTCTATCAGAATAATATGAGCATCATCATGACCATCATTTTTTGCATTAACGAGCTGATTCAAAAAGCCTTTATTTAATGAAAGAAAACCTGCGTTATTCTGACAATAGTTATAAATTATACTTCCAGACGCATATTCTCCGAGCTTGGTAGGCCACGAGTTTTCTAAGTGATCACTTCCATCATAAACACCTCTACCGAAGCTGTCACCGATACAAAGAATTTTGCAGTTTCTAAAATTTTTTCTGTTTTCATTAAGTGTGTTTACATTACTTTCTAGCGCACTTACTTTCTCATTCAATTCCCCCAAAATTTTCTGGTTTATCAATCTGTCAAGTGTTCCATCTGCTACCATAGCGTCTAGTTTACCATTAACCATCTGTTGCCAGTCTTTTGAATCAAAATATGTATTAACATAATCAATCAATTCATTGACTGTAATGCCCATGTCATTAAGTTTTTCAACTACTTTATTAAGCAATTCATAATAACTTAATTCATCCCCATACACATGGGGTAAAACAGGAATAGTATAATTACACCATTCTCTAAAATTTCTAGGTTTAAAACTCATCCTTAATCACTCCCATATATCCCAAATCTGCATAAATAAATCTTCGAGTTCACGAATAAGCATTGCGTCAATATTTTTCATCTTTTCGATGTACTCATTGACCATGCTAATATAAGTTATTGTGCCATCTTTTCCCCACCTATGTTCTGCATATTCTTCTGTACTTTTTGCGTTCGTGTCACTGTTGCTTTTGCTGTTGCTACTACTGTTAGTGTTGCTGTTTACAGACTGTGTTGTATCACTAAGTGTTGCATCACTCATATATTCATTAGATTCGAGATTCTGTAAACTACCTTGTGGTGTATCACTATGTCTAATCTTTGAACTAGCTGTTGTGTTTGTTTCTGTATTAGAACTTGCTGTTATGTCTGTTTTATCATTAACTTTTGTATCAGCATTCCTACCAATATTATGTTCAACGTTCATACTAACATTGTCGATTACAGGAATATCTATATTGATAGCATTGTAAAGCTTATTATAATACGGCATAATAACTGATAATTTTGCGTCAAGTCTTAACTGCCAAAGTCCAAAAGTTTCACAACCAATTTCTCTAGTGTAAAAGTGTTTAAGAATTTTTGTTTCAAGTACAGGTCTATAACTTTCGTCAAATATTTCAAAAGGTGGAAATATTTTGTTTCTTGACTTTTCAATGACTTCATTAACATTTGAATAGCCAACCGATTTGTCAAGTCCTGCCAGAGATTCACAGATATATCTGACTTCTGTTGTGTATCTACTCATGTTATTACCTCTATAAATATATCAGGAGTGCCTAAACTATCTACTTTAATGCCTCCTATAAACTAATCTTGAATTCCTTCACCATTTTCCTTGTTAGGTTCGTCACCATCGTCAAAAATCCATGTTACGTCAAGACCAAATCTTTCCTTAATCTGTACACTTGCATAGTCTCTTGCCATTGTTCTTGAACGTCTGTTAGCAAGTGCATCAGCGTTGGCTGTATCTACTTCTGACTTAACCATTCTCTCTTTTTTCTGAACGATAACAGATGTTATACCTAGAAGGGCATTTCCTCTGTTGTAAAGTGTCTGCTGCACTTCCATTAACGGAGGTGCTACAAGTGGTGCATCAAGTTTTAACGGCTTAATATCTTTTAGTGATAAATTATCACCCACTGCTATATACGGGTTATCAGCATCTACACTTGCAATAAGATTTTTAAACGTCAATCGCTCATTTTCTGAACATTGTACAATAACAGGTGTTTTTTGAGCTACACAGTTTGTATCTATTGTGCCATCAATTCTCCACAGCCTATACGCTAATTCGACGTAAGCCTTGTACATATTTATTCTTAACATATTATCCCAGATGATAACAAATTCATCTTTGCCAAGCTCTCTTTGATATCCTGTCCATGGATTCCAAACACGTATCTTTGTTGGATTACCATAGCAGTCATAAGTACCAAGACACGAATACTGCATACAAGCATACTCATCTGCATCTGAATCGTAAAAGAAAGCAACAGACCCGAGTTCAAATAGTTTTAGAGCTAGCCATCTCGAATCTATTTCTTTAGGTAATCCTTCTACACGGTAAGATGAAATAGCGTTGCTTGCAAACTTCATCAGCCAATGATTATATTCTATACCAGATGAATATACCTTCTGAAAAAATCTTCTCTTGCTTCTACTTTTACCCATTTAATCACCACCTTATTTATTATTTGCTGTGTAGTTTCCGAAGCTTGTTTTCCAGAATGTTACACCTTTTTTGAGAACACTAACTATTAATTCTTCAGCGTCAGCTGGAATTGCACCCGTTATTGTAACAGTAGAGCATTTTACATAATTCCATGAAGGTCTAGTTCCAATGTTTGGGGTTTTCAATCTGCATACCTTATATCCAAACATACTAAAATAGTTATCGGCGATTCTTGCGTACTCTTCTCTAACCTGTCTTACCTGTACAAATGTGTCTAATAACTGCTGTGACCAAAGAATAGAGCCACCAGAAGCACCACTTAATTCTGACGTATCGTGCGTTTCTTTTAAATAATCTGACGCTGTACTAACAGCACTACTTACAGCACTGACGGCCGAAAGTCCTGCGGCCAATAAAGGCATCCCAGCTCCTGTTTCTATAGCTGTACCTAAACCAATACCCGCTCCAACTGTTCTACCGCTTGCCCCTAAAAACCTTGGCAACCAATGTGCCAACGTTCCGCCAACTTCACCAACACCATATGATGCAATCTCAGCTTGATATGCGTCATACATAAAAGACCCTTTTACACCATAATTAATCGTAAAACCCTCTGTTTTGTCTATTCCTCTTATATTTTTATAATGTGATGGATTGCACATTATTTGTGGAGTTGTACCTTGATTTCCAGAAAAAACAACAATTCTATACGTTGGTGTTATAAATAACTCTGGATGTAAAACCATCTTGTCACCTGTAGGTGAATACACTATATAGTCAACAAAAGGCGAAGAATATAATCTGTTATTTAAAGGTGTGTAATCTCCAAACTTTGTTGGCAAATCTGGTAGATTTACTACTTTTTGAGCGACTGCAGCCGATGAAGACGGTGCAAGAATTTTTGGGATAGTAAACACTTGAATGATTGTTGACTGGTAGCCTGCTAAAATCACATTATTCAGAAACGTTAATAAGTCATTGCTATTTTCTGTTATGCCTATTTTAGAACCCTGAAAAACACCACCCAAAACAGGCTTATCAAACCATGTTGGCTGATTAGCTATTCCACTTAACTGAGTATCACTGATACAGATTTCTACTCCATAAACGTATTCTTTAGAAAATTCTGTCAATCGTTCTTCAATAGCTGTAATCATTTCAGAGGTAGGAACATCTTCATGTAGGGTGTGCGCGCCTATGCTATCATCCGTAACATGTTCACGTTCAACAAAGCATTGACCAAGTGTACAATCCAGAAACCATGTCTGAAATAAGTCAATAGTAAACCTCACTTCACACGTATTATTAGAAACATACTCAATGCTATTGATAAATGCGTAAAACCACTTGTTGCCAAAAGCTGTATTCTGAAACATTAAATAATTACATCGATAAACGTCATCCGCTTTACAGAAGAGACGGAACGTGCCTTTATTGACACGCCCGTAACTCTGGTTAGTAAATGACTTAACGATTTTACTAGACATATAAGTATGTTGTGCATTTTTAGTTGCAAAATATTTAACATTATCGTAACTTTTATCACATTCAACATTAGCAAGCAAATATATGTCCGTGTCTGGTGCAATATAGCTCATTAAGTCACTCCCCTATTTAAGATACTGTAATAGTTACCTCATCAGAATCAATTGTACCGATACTTGCTTTTGCTTTCAACGTACCTGATGTCTCTGCTTTCCAAACACCATTTGAAGCGATAGTTCCAGTTGCTATACCGCCTGTTTTAGTCCATTTAACTGTTTCTGTACCACCCGTTACCGTTGAAACTGATGCAGTAAGAATTCCGGTTGCTATACCATCTTTACCGAGTTTTCCCGTAACTGCTAGTGATGACGGAGTAATTGTTGTGTTGGAAGATGTCTGTTCAGGCACAGAATCGGCAGGAATACAACATACCACATTTGCAAAAGGGGATACAGCGTAAGTCTGCCACATATGCAAGAAGTAGTTATGGTCAAGTGAAACAGGATTAGGCATATCACGCATCTCAAAAACGTTGTCATAAATCTGAACAAAATCTTCATCTAAGATAACACCTGCAATGTTATCGAGGAAAGCCATGTCATCCACTGTCGGTTCTTTGTATGTAGGGTCATTTGCGAAAATCTTATTTAATCTTTCAACGTCAAGTGTGCCAAGTGAATCAATAAGGATTCTTCTGTTCAGATAATCTGCATACGGCAGATTAAATGCACCTGCAAGAACGTTTGTATCAATATTTGCATCATAATTTGTGTTGATAAGAATAACTTTTCTGTCATTTTCTGTAAATGTTTTAACGCCAGCGATTGAAAGCTTGTCTGTCATAAACGACATATCATTTGATGCTTTTCTAAGCTGTGTAGCTGCTTCAATATAATTTCCGCCAGTGAATGTGTAATATGTAAGTTTTCCTTTAAGAATGTGCTGTCCAATCATGTATTTTGTTATATTAAATTCGTCATAAGCCGCCGCACTATATTCTGACTGAATAATTCCGCTCACAAGCTCATCCATACCGGCCCAAGAATTAAAAGCATTCTTTAACATAGAACGATTAACCGTCACAGGATAAGTCAACTGTGAATTCATTACATAGAAAGCCACTCTTACATCATTATCAAATCTCTTGAATGCATTACCCGCCCCGTTGTCAGAACCTCTTACTTCTTCATACTGATAAACATTCGCGATATTTACAAAAATATCCTCAATGGTTTCACCTGTGTCAATGACACCTTTTTTAAACATTCTTAACGGATTTGTGTACATTCTGCTTGCAATTCTCGCAAATGCAATCCGGTTGACAAGGGTGTTGATAAACTCGTTCATTAACGCTGGGTTATTCATTAAAATTGCTCCAATACCCCTAAGCGAATCTGCGTCGGTTGTTGCATAAGGCACATTCTCTCGATAATTGTTTGACGCGCTATTTTTAATAGCGTTTACAATGTCAACAGAAATATTTGTGTTAGTCGTAATTTTCGGTTTAGTTGGCATATAAAATCACTCCTTTATTTATTATCTCCATATAAAACAGTTTCAATAGTTAATTTTTTCATTTCCTCTTCTGGGTCTGGTTCTTGTTCTGGTTCTGATGGATTTGTTGATTGTGGTTCTCCACCCTCTTTAAATCTAGCTGTATATCTTTCTCTCCATTCCTTGTCATTATCAATGTACTTCTTATGCCAATCCTCGGCATCAATGTCGTCATCGTTGATTGCTTCTAAAACGCTGATAGCTTCATCATCTGTTCTATCTCCAATAAATGCTAATAATACGTCTTTTGTTGCCTGTTTCATTTTACCACCTCTTTCTTAATTTTGGGTACATCCATATAGGAAGCCTGCGTCTTATTCCTTTTCCTGTTGGTAACGATGGGTTAAAACCCTGTAGCAAATTAAAGTAGTACCTCGCATACTCTGCTCGTTTTTCAATAGTTGCTGACGGATCAGCGGGTCTTTCATAACAGTACAAAAAGCATTTAGCCATATGTCCAACATCATCTGTAGCGGTACAAAAAGCATCCATTGTCTGATATGTTCTAAACTCTGTTGGAACTGACGGAAAGTTTGGATACCACTCCTGTGGGTTGTTATGTCGTTCATCGTCCAATCGCTGACACTGTCCATAGCCATCATTGTCGAGATTCGTTCTCCAGTCTGGATAGTTTTGGTTCAAATAAGGAATAATGGTTTCAACTGCGGGTGTCCACTGAACTAGCCCGTATCCTCTTTCATCTTCTGCAACACCTTTTTCAAATAGGTCTGCGCTAATAAAAGATTCCATTGTAGCGTTACCGAGCAGCGCACAAACACCATTTAATGACCACCCTTTTGTGAGTAAATAGCTTGCAACACAATAAGCATTGTTTGCTGATTTCTCCGAAGTGTAACTATCTAACCAATTTGGAATAGATTGCCAGTGCAAATCTGTCGGGTCTGGAATAGAACCAGTATCAATGTCAGCATAGATAAAACCTTGTAAATAACCGTTCATCCAGTCAGGGCAATACCCATTACTCTTTTTTGCTTTTTCTGTCCAAAAATACTTTCCAGATGACCAACCGCTATTTGAAGTCACAATACCGTCTGATGTTATTTGTTCAACAACTGCAACGTGACCAGCACCACCATTGTTATATCCGTAACAGGCAATAGCGCCTAATTTTGGGTCTTTTCCTTTTGAAAAACCTGTTGTACGTAAGTACCAGTTAGTTGCATTTGATGTTGATAAACCTGAAGGATACCGACCAATAATTTCATAAAATCTGCCCCATGCATACCATGTACAATTACCACCTGTCTGTTGTGGCCCAAGATTCGCTTGATAAAATGGGTTATCACTGTACCAGTATTTTGACCCTTGCATGCCTTCTGATGTAAGTCTAGGAGTAAAAGGCATTAGCAATCACCACCTAACAAGGATACCCACATTTTTGGCCCGCATGAAGAGTCGTTATGGCCATTTGTGCCACATTCAATACCGTAAGCTCTCATCATGCTCTGATATGAATTGATTGCAAAGATTGTGTTGTTTCCTGCATTGCCATCGATTGAGATGGGTTTTCCGTTTTGGCCTATGAAGCCCTGTGAACGTAAGATAGCTTGTAATGCTACTACGTCAGTCCCTTTTGAATTTAGAATTACTGTTTTCATTTGTTGGCCTCGTTTCCAATAACATCTGACAATTTCTGCAATGCAAGGGTGTTGTTGTTTAATGCTGTTGTTACTTCTTTCATTTCCTGTTGATGCTGTTCATTAAGCTTATCAATATCTTCCCTGTTTCGGTCTGTCGTATACTTTACATACCAAGCCATAGCTACTGCACATACGATTGGAAAACCTAGCGTTCCTACTGCCTGCAAAATAGCGTTTACATCCATTATTTTCACCACCTTTTCATCTGAAATATTATATACTATATATTGATTTTTGTCAAGCTGTGTGCTACAATATATAGAGAAAGTAGGTGAAATACACAATGAATAAATACTATGATGGAACAAAGCTTTTAAGTATGCTTGACATAAACGGAAACAAACCAGAAATTTATATGGTTACAACCAATAGAACAGGTGGAAAGACAACTTATTTTAGTAGACTGTTAGTAAACAGATTTCTTAAAAGAGGCGAAAAATTCGCGCTCTTATATAGATATAACTACGAACTTGATGAAATAGCAAACAAATTCTTTAAAGATATAGGTTCATTATTCTTTAGAGGATATGAAATGACAAGTAAAAGGCGCGCATCTGGTATTTTTCATGAACTTTTCTTAAATGAAGAACCGTGTGGTTATGCGTTCTCACTTAATAACGCGGACGCATTAAAGCGATACAGTCACCTTTTTTCTGATGTTCAACAAATGATGTTTGACGAATTCCAGAGTGAGACAAACCACTACTGTACAGATGAAATCAAGAAGTTTTTAAGTGTACACACAAGCGTTGCAAGAGGACAGGGAAAACAGATACGATATGTACCCGTGTACATGTGTGGTAACACTGTATCTATCATTAACCCGTATTATACAGCTATGGGAATCTCTGCTAGATTAAAAGAAGATACAAACTTTTTAAGAGGTAACGGTTTCGTACTAGAACAGGGTTTTATTGACACTGCATCTATTGCACAAAAACAAAGTGGTTTCAACAAAGCTTTTTCTAGTGATAAATATGTTGCATATTCTAGCCAAGGTGTGTATCTTAACGACAGCAAAGCTTTTATTGATAAGCCAAGCGGTAGAGGAAAATACGTATTCACTCTTAAATACAAAGACAGGATGTATGGTATTAAAGAGTATGCTGATTCTGGTATTATATTCTGCGATGATAAACCAGATAAATCATGCCCTATCAAAATAACAGTAACAACTGATGACCACAATATTAACTATGTTATGCTAAAAAAGAACGACTTAATTTTAACTAACCTAAGATTTTATTTTGAAAGAGGATGTCTAAGATTTAAAGACATAATGTGTAAAGAAGCTGTGCTTGCTTCACTTTCATATTAAGGTATCACCAAGTGCTAACATTAATGTATACAGTTAGAAAGCAACGTTGAAAGATACGCTAACATGTATGTTGGTAAATTGCAGACCGCTTTAATGTACCACTTGTCCATGATATATTGCCACTCTAGTTACAGAATGAATGTTCGTAACGTGGGTGGCATTTTTATTTGACAGCTCTAAACGAACAAATGTCGTACTAACTAATTTACAAATGAGACACGGCTATTAGTGTACATACGTTGATGTGTAAAGTTCATAGCCTCGCCGAGTCGAGCGAGCGACAGCAAGCTAGGCAAAGTGACACATAATGTTACTGGTCTAGGTGAAAATGACAGCCGGAGTTGAAATGAAATACCACTCAAAATACAAGGCGTAATTTTGCACAAAAATAGTGCGTGGTTTGCACCTATGCTTGTAAAATATTATGTACTATCATTGTTGTCATTTTTTCACGAAAAAATGCCGAAATAGCACTAGTATTTTGGGGAAAATGACAGCCGGAGTTGAAATGAAAT